TATTTGGGAGAAACAAAAGGAAGTTGCAAGGCAAGCTCTGTCTATGACGAACGGGAAATTCCATCATCGCTTGATCATTTTTTGTTGGATGAGGGGAGAGGGGAAATGCCAAGCAAAGGGAAGTGAAGTCCTGATGTTCGATGGGACTATTAAAAAAGTAGAGGATGTTGTCGTAGGTGATCTTCTTATGGGGGATGATAATACGCCCCGTGAGGTTCTTTCTTTAGCGAGTGGAAAAGAGGGGATGTTCAGGGTTGTCCCTAATAAAGGGGAACCAATGACAGTAACAAAAGATCATATCCTATCGTTGAAAGGAAGGAGGCGGTTTATCACAAGAGGGGGTAAACCTTACATTGATCCTAACGAAGATAAAATAACGGATATTTCCGTTGCTGACTTCATGAAACAGAACGATTCGTTCAGACGTTATCATATGTTGTATCGGGTTCCTGTTGACTTCCCTGAACAATCTGTTCATATTGATCCTTACTATTTAGGTTTATGGCTTGGTGATGGTTCTTCTAATAGTACTGCTGTAACTACTATGGATAAAGAGGTATCGAATTATGTAATCCAGTACACGAAGGAACTAAATTTACGTTTGTCCGTTAAGTCTAAACCTGGAGATCGGGCAAAAACATTTTCTATAGTGAGTGACACTACTTCTGGATGTAATTTTAAAAATCCACTCCTTAACTACATGCATCATTACAAAATAATTAAGAATAAGCATATACCGCAAAGGTATAAAGCGAATTCACGAAAGGTGCGTCTTGAGTTACTTGCTGGCCTTATTGATAGTGACGGGTATCTTAACAGAAACTCGTACCAGTTCATATTAAAAAGCGAGAGATTATCGAAAGACATTTTATTCATTGCACGCTCTTTAGGTTTCCACGCAGAAATAAAAAAATGCACGAAAACTATAAAGGATATTAATTTCAGTGGAGAGTATTTCCGGGTAGGGATATCAGGGGATTGTTCAATTATACCTGTTAGAATTAAAAGAAAAAAAGCGGGAGTACGGAAACATAACAAGGATGTTCTTGTTTCTGGAATTAAACGGATAGAGTCCGCAGGCATTCAAGAATACTATGGGTTCATGCTTGACGGTAATCACCGTTATGTTACTGGTGACTTCACGGTAACACATAATTCCCTTTTTGCGTGTTTAATACAGCTTTGGAAGTTCTTTTGCTTTCCTAAACAACAAATCATGCTCGGCGCTAACTCAAAGGATCAGGTTAAGTTCGTCCATTACGATATTATGCGTGACCTGATTTTAAATTCTCCTAATTTGCTGAATATTGTTGGAAAGAAGAACGTGCAGGAGAAGGAAATCCGGTTAAGGGATTCAAAAGACAATGTTGTTTCAATAATCAGATCCATATCGAGTTTCTCAGGTATTGTTTCTAATATTTCTGGATATACTTTTTCGGAAATGTTCGATATGAAGAACCCTAAATTTTTTACGCAGTTAGATGGTTCTATTCGTAACATTCCTAATGCTATGGGTGTTATTGATAGTACTGTTTCTCGGAAAGAGCATATTCTTTACAAATTGTACACTACCTGGTTCCAGGATAAAGATCCAACCCTGTTTTTTTCCTACAGGTGTTCCCCACAAGCTGACGCTGAGGATTTTTGGAACGCACAGATGAGTAAGGTACAGTTAGATTCGTACCGGGAGAAATTTCCAGACGCTGAGTTCGCACAGTATTTCCGGAATACTTGGGATACTATGTCAGCTAAATTCTTATCTGATGAGATCATTGACGCTTGTCACTACCTTGGTTGTAATAATATGCTTGGAATGCATAAGGACGTAGTTGATTTCTGTAAAGCTAAGGTCGATGTGAATACATCCGAAGAGAGGGGTAGCGAAATAGACCGAGAGACTTTGCGTTCACTGAATGAATTCATAGCAAGTAACGAAAAGCGTATGATACCTGTATCGTCTGTCTATTCTTTAACTGACGAACATAACAGGCCCCGATTAATTACAACAGAAGAGTTACTAAAATTAGCTGACATGTACGATACGGACTTTGCTATTCTTGCTGGGAACGATAGGGCTGATCCAATGAAAGTAGATATCACTGTAGGGGCAAGAACGATTGTGACTTTCTTAGCAAAGGGCCTTCCGGGTTCCAGGAGTAACCCTGATATATTTCTTGATGATACTGCAAACAAGAAATATATTTATTTGCTTATTGGTATATTCCATGTAGAAATGAATGATATGAAATCTATTAAGAATTTATTACAGGAAGCGTTAATAGAGTTCGGAAGTATACAATCATTTTGTTCTGAGCGTTGGGGTATGTGGGATTTAGTTGACTGGTGTATTGATCATGATATTAATTTCGAAGCGTTGCAGCCGACTTACACAAAGCAGAGGGAAGCGTTCAGTTCCTTATACGAGCTTTACCAAAAAGGGTATTTAAAAACTCCTGATATTCCTATTTATGGATCAAGGGGTATTGATATATTCGTTGAAGAGAGTTCAGTGTTTTCACATAACATGCCTATGAAGTTCTACGGAAGTCCAGAAAAGGGTGAAAAGTACGGCGTGCAGGATGATGTTATGTTCAGTCTCGGATGGACTCTTTACGGTGGTCGGCACTTATCAGCACAGGATTTTGTTTCACGGACTGGTAATATTAGTTTCGGTGAATTTTATAAAGAACGAACAACAGGAGATTACTAATGGATGTAAATAGTTTAGATGAGAATCAATTCCACGAATACATAGACACATTAGGTGATGAGGATCTACATGCAATTGCACAAAGAGCAGTTCCTTGGAGTTCTTCTACCCGTATTAACGATGAGGTTATTGACGCAGATGGTTTTCCATTATGGAAGAATGCTGATGAGTTAATTCAGAATTTTTCAGATTTACAAATGTTATGTTGGAGGAAGTTCACATCGAACCCGCAGATAAATTCTCACGTAAGAGATTTTATGGGAAGTCTTACAGGTTACGGGTTTGGTTATTACTCACACATTGAGTCAATCCAGAATGTTATGGAGGAAATTGCAGAAGATCCCCGGAATGAATTGCACAAAAATATGTCTAAGTATGTTGCCCGGAGTGAAATACAAGGAGAATTATTTTTGTGCTTAACCCTGCATACTGACGGATTTGTTGAAATTGATTTCATAGAACCAACATTAATACCGTCAGACGGGATCATCAAGCATCCCCGGAAGAAAACAATGCCGTTGTTGTATAAAATGATCGGGAGTGATAACAAGGAAATGGTTATACCTTCTATTTACGCAGCGTATTACCCTGAACTCCTTAATGAAGTGAAGGATTCATATAATAAAAAAGATATGCCTAAACCGTCAGCAGGTTCAGCGAAGTTCCGGGAACTCGGTGGTTACAATCGTTTCATTATTGCTTGGGATCGAGGGTTTTTAACAGATAGGAACGTTTCTCATATTCGGACTACTCTTGAATGGATTGAATATTACGAAAGTTTAAAGAAATGGGAAATTGATCATAAGAAATCTTCTGGTAGTTACCTTTGGGTAGCTTCTATGGAGGATACGAAAGCTTTCAGAACTTGGTTAAAGATGTCTGATGATGATAGGAGATCAACAGGATTGACGGCTAAGAAAACCCCGGGTGGTACTTTAATTCTACCCCCAGGTATTAAATTAGAATGTATAAATCCAAAACTTTCCTCTATTTCCGATCAGGATACGGATATTATGTCTATGGTTACTTCCGGGTTGAATCGTCCGGAAGATATGGTTACTGGTAAATCTTCAGGGAGTACTTTTTCTGGGGTTAATGCCTCCCGTGGTCCTCAATCTGATAGAATACAAGATGAGATTGCTTATTTTGAACGTTTCTTGATATTTGATTTTTGGAGATCAATATTTTTCCTACGTTCTAAAATGGATCGATCATTTAAATTGGAATATGTAGTTAATGAAGTTACCTCTTTCGCGAATCAAAAACCAAAAACCAAGAAGGTTAAAAAAGCAATACATAAATTAATAACTGTTAATTTTCCAACATCTGAAGTTACAAACCTTGAAGGGAAAGCTAAAGCGTATTTAGGCGTAAAACACCCAAGTATTGTAGAAACATTAGGAATACCACGATCTGAAGTTGCAAAAAAACTGGGATTTGGGTCGTATATTAGAAATAGATTGCAGTATGCAACCGAAGAGGAAACTTTACCGGATCTTCCGACTACTTACGAGTTAGATGCTGCACAGGAAAGTGTTCAGGAACCATCTAAGCCTAAAGGTACTGAAAAAACAGGTAATAATGATAAGGGGAATGCAGAAAAGTAATATATTATACATTATTTGGATACATTTATTGGATACTATTTTACGTATCCAATAAAACTTCCAAAGATTTATGTTGAAATTGCTAATTTAATGGACTATAGTGGATTTGTATAAGACCTATTTGCACATACTGAGTGGTAACTCGGGAACATAATTGTTAGGGGGTTCAGTGAAAATTAAAAAATATGCGTTCACATCATTGTTATCTGATACTATTTGGTGTGTTGACGTTTCCTGGTTAGAGTCATTTATACAGGCTGTGAACGCAAACGATCTTTCTGCTTTGCAGATAAAAGATTCTAAACGAGTTGGTTTCGATTCTTTTGTAAGGGGGAATGTTGGACATATTGATATAGACGGGCCTATTTTTCATAAAGGTAATTTTATTATGGAAATGTTAGGTATTGGTGGTTCTATTGAAAGTATGTCAGCAAGTATGCAGGGTTTTATGGATGATGAATCCATAACGGATATTGTTTTGCAAATAAATTCCCCGGGTGGAACCGTGACCGGAGTGAATGAGTTTGCTTCATATATAAAACAGGTCGGTAGTTCTAAGCCTGTTACTGCTTACGTTAGTGGCATGGGGGCATCCGCAGCTTATTGGATTGCTTCTGCTGCTAACGAAATTGTTGTGGATCAAACCGCACGTCTCGGCAGTATCGGAGTCGTCAAAACTGTGTACCCCGATGACGACGATGGTTCTGTTGAGATTGTTAGTTCAGCAAGTCCGTTTAAACGACCGGATATCAATACTGACGCTGGTAAAAAGAACCAGCAGGAGGAAGTTGATAATATTGCTGAAGTGTTTATCAATACAGTCGCTACGAATAGGGGTGTATCTGACGATTATGTTATTTCAAATTTCGGTCAGGGGGGCATTCTTATTGGTGAAAAGGCTGTAACAGCCGGTATGGCGGATCGTACTGGTTCTTTTGAAGGAATCATGAAGGAAAAAGAAAGAACAGATGAT